CCGTATTCACCGGTTAAAGCCAGTTTTAATTCTGCTTCTTCCGTTAATTTCTGTTCAAGTACTATCCCGCCGGTTAGCGCATCCTTAACAGACTTATCAATTTCAAATCTGTCTAGCGTTGTTTCTTCAATTGCATATTTTGTTATGCCGTCTGATTTCACTGATGGTTTGTCTATGCCGGTATTAGCAGAATCAGGGGTATAGGATATACCAAACCTGATTTTACTGGAATCGGTTAAATCAAACTTAGGAGTATAATAATTTATTGTTCTTGGAGGCTCGCTGCTATAAGTTGCTGAATCTAAGCCCGCAGTTATAGAATCACCAAGGATAGTTTCCTCTGAAGTTAAGAAAGAGGGACTAGCCTTTGTTCCTTGTTTTAAATACTCTATGCCTGTTTTTATATAGTTTGCAGGTATAGCTCCATCATTGATGGTCATGTTTCTTGCAACTGGGATTGGTGAGCCTGCTTCAATTTTTCCAAACTCATGTTCTAAAAATACATGAGAGCCGTTATAATCATTGTTTACTTTTCTTTTTGTCGTAGGGACTAAGACAATTTTAGCTCCATAAGTAATATCGTTGGCAGTATTTGAGATATTAGCAACAAAAGCCGAGTTATTAAAAAAAGCCATGCCTTTTTTATTAGCCGATATATTCTTCTCTGCTCCTTTTAATTTCTCTTGCTTGCTAAACCCGCTTTCAAAGACGGCAAAAGCTCCAAGTTTTACATTTAAATCCGATACTACCGGCAATGGATCACCGGCTAGTGCCGTGCTGCTTGCAAGTAAAACGCCAAGTAATAGTGATACTTTTTTCATAAGATATTTCTCCTGTTTTAAATTATTAAAATTTTATTAGATATAGCACAAATGGCCGAAGCATAAAACTCAAAAAAGCACGAGAAAATCAAGATTAAAAAGTGGTGTGTTATAATTAATTTAAGTAAAGGAAACTTAATTTTATGGCGCAGCATTACAACTCTCTCTCTGAGGATCAATTTTTAAATTCTTCTTTTTTGATAAATTGGGATCAAAAATTTTCTAATGCTGAGGAACGAGCTGATAGTACAAGGTCTTTATATGAGTTTTTTAAAGCGGCATGGCCTTATATGGAAGGTAATATGCCTTATGTTGATAGCTGGCATATAAGGGCAATAGCCGAGCATTTAGAAGCGGTTTACGCGCGGCAAATAAAGAAGCTGATTATTAATGTTCCTCCTCGCACGGGCAAGACCAATCTAATATCGGTAGCTTTTCCTGCATGGGTATGGATACATAACCCTGCCGAGCGTTTCTTATGCGTATCCTGTACAAATGGTTTAAGCCTTGAGCATGCACAGAAAAACAGAGCTTTACTTGAAAGCAACTGGTATCAGGATAACTGGGGGTATAGATTCCCACTTCTAAAAGACCAGAACGTAAAAAGCTTCTTTCAAAATAGCAAAACAGGATATAGGCAATCAACAAGCGTAGTATCTAAAACTGTCGGTAAAGGCGGTTCAATCATTATCATTGATGACCCTAATGACCCAGGTGATCTCTCTGAAATCAAACGTGAGAACGTAATTAACTGGTGGACACAAAGAATGTCTACCCGTTCAAATAACCCTGCTAATGACTGCCGAATAGTTGTCCAGCAAAGAACACATGAGAACGATTTAACCGGTTATATCAGAAAGAACGACAGCGAGGATGAATGGGTAGAGTTGGTGTTACCGCTAGAGTTTGAAGAGAAACGGAAGTGTATAACAGTACCTCTCGGCAAAAATCAAATTATGTGGGAAGACCCTCGAAGCCGTGAGGGAGAAGTACTTAATGACTTACGTTTTCCTAAAAAACAAGTCGATGAATTTAAACGATCACTCGGCTCTTATGGATATGCCGGGCAATGCCAGCAAAGACCTTCTCCAATTGGCGGAGGGATAATCAAGAAAAAATGGTTTAAGCTTTGGAGCAGTCCTATTAAGCCTAAATTTGATTACATATTGCAAAGCTGGGATACGGCAATTTCTGATGAGCCTACAGCTGCGTATTCTGCCTGTACTACGTGGGGAGTATGGGGCGAAAAATCCGAGGATGAGTTATTTAAGATGATGCTCTTATCTACTTGGCGTGATCGAGTAGGCTATCCAGACCTTAGAGCTAGAGCGCAGCGCTTAAGCAAGGATTATAAGGATATAGGTGAGCATAAGAATCCAATGCCTGCTCAAAGAACTGTTGATTTTTGTCTAATAGAAGCAAAGGCAACGGGCGATCCGTTAATTCGAGACCTCAGGCTCGGAGGGATTCCTGCTAGAGGCTATACCCCAAAAGGCGATAAGAATGCAAGAGTGCAGAGAGCAGCACCGTTTATTGAATGCGGGCTTATTTATTTGCCGACTGAAGAGAAAAACCCTGAAAGGCTAACTCTTATGGCCGAAGAGTTTTTAGAAACAGTGATAACCTTTCCAAACGGGGAATCAAAAGACCTCGTTGACTCGATGACACAGGCAATTTTGTACCTCCGAGACTTTGATGCTTTAACCCACAGGAGCGATGTTAAGGAAGATGAAACCATTACTAAACCTAGGAAATTATACTAATGGCAGTAGGAAGTAGAGCCTTGAAAGAGGCAAGATTAGAAAGTGTAAGAAAAAGGAGGAAGAGAGGGCGGCAATCTCTACCTGATCTCTCGGTTGCCGAGAACCTTGAGCCTAACTACATTAATTTAAGTAAAGAATTACCGATTATTGAAGAGAATAGGCAGAAACGCCGAAAAAAAGAAGTGCCGTTTACTGATTTATCGGTAGCGGAAGATTTAATACCTACCTATTACAATAACACGGAAGAAATCCCGCTAGAAGAAGATATGGGTATTTTGCCGGAAGAAGTAGAACTTCCCGAAGCAATGGATGATCCTCTTTTATCTTTAGAAGATCAAATTTTATCACGTATGGATAACGAAGCGGAGGAATTAGCTCCGAGTGTTATGCCGTTTAACAGTAATTTTGCAGATGATATACCGGAAAGCGTCAGAGATAAAATAGCTGCTTACCTAGAAGAGGTAACAGAAAAAGATAAGAAAAACCGCGCACCCTGGCTTGATATAATTGAAAAGGCTAAAAATCTGCTCGGCTTTAAAATTGAGGAAATACAAGAGGCAAGTAGTACAGGTTCTCGTAAATCAAATTCTTCTATCGGTAACGCTGCACAGGTTAAGACTTACGATACTACTTTCTCAAGTAGCGTTCTTCGGCTCTGGGCAACGCTTCGCTCTGAGTTACTCCCTGCTACCGGCCCTGTAGGATTTAGAACCGATATAAGCGTGGAGGAAGACTACGAATTAAAAGGCGAGATGGTCAGGGATATTTTAAACGAGTATTTAACTGTCGAAGATAAAGGTTTTTATCCTGATTACGATCGGTTCTTGTTATATCTGATTCTTTATGGGTGTGTATTCCGTAAAATCTACTACGACCCTATTACAGGTAAGCCATTGAGCCGGTTTATCATGCCTGAGGATTTTTTATTTGATAATAACTGCTCAAGTATTACCGAGTCAAATCGTCTGACCCATATTAGATATCTCTCTAAAAGAGAAATCCTCTTTAATATGAATAGTGGGATATTTTCCAAACTTGACCTTGATTACCTGGATAACACAGGTAGTAGCGAGGGCGAAGAAGAAAAGGATAAAAATGAGCAAAAACAGGTTGATCCGACCGGTTCCCGTTTTCCTTTTTATGAAACGCACGAATATCTGGTTTTAAATGATTTTTTTGATGATAGCACTTCGCTTGAGGATTACAGCATACCACTACCTTATGTTATTACCAGATGCGGTGTTACTAATCAGATCGTATCACTTACGCCAAACTGGGATGAAAGTGATCCAACCAGAACACGGATTAACTGCTTTATTCATTATAATTTATTCCCCGGGTTTGATGTTTTTGGACTCGGCCTTGCTCAAATACTCGGCTCTAATTCGAAGAGCTTAACTTCCATGCAGCAAATGGCGATTGACGCAGCTATTTTTCAGAATTTCCCGGGAGGGATGAAGTCCAAGGGAATAAAGACTACTAATAATGATTTAACGATATTACCCGGGCAATTTGTAACTGTTGAAACTGGTAATTTGTCGCTCCGTGATTCAATCATGCCTCTTCCTTATAATGGGCCGTCACCTGCTTTGCTTGAATATATTAACCGGATAACTGCTCAGACACAGGAACTAGCGTCTGCAACTGAGATGGGGCTTACTGAAAATAATCAGAATACGCCTGTCGGTACTACCATTGCTTTGCTTGAGGTATCTAACCGGATGCAATCGGCAATAATGAGGACAGTTCATAGTAGTTTTAGTGAGGAGCTACAACTCTTTTATAAAATGTTCAACTTGCCGTCTTTACCTTTAGATAAAGAAAGCTTAAAGGTCATACCCGTATCTGATCCGTCTGTTGAATCTTCTACGCAGCGAATAATCAAGGCAGAAAGTATTTTAAAGTTAGCTAGCAGCAATCCTGAACTACATAACATGAGAGAGGTATATTTAAAAGTATATCAGGCTCTTGGTATTAACGACATTGATAAGATACTACTTCCTGAAGTAGCACCACAAGAGCAACAGGAGCAACCTATAGACCCAGCTTTGCAGGTACAGATTGCCGATATTGAGCAGCGAAGACTGGAAGTAGAGTCAAAGGAACGGCTAGCTCATTTAAATATTGAAGCTGACGGCTACAAAACGCAAGTAAGTATCGAGCTCGATAAAGCAAAATTGGAACAGGAGAAGTATTTAGCCGAGTTAAAAGCAGCTGAACAACAGCAAGTTGCCGAGCAGAAATATCAAATTGAACTTTTAAAACTCGAGTTAAACGAGAAAGAAAAAGTAATAGATACGCTAACTAAGGAACAGGAAATGAGTACTAAGAACGAGCTTGAATTACTAAAGCTTGAGTACAAGGCAAAAGAAGCTGAGTTAAAGGCACAAGTAGAAGCTCTAAGATCGCAAATTTCATCCACGCCAACACAAGAGGAGATTATTTATGGATAGACAAAAAAGAGAGCTTGCAATGCGTCAAATGCAAGAAAGAGCCAGAGAAAAAGAAACGAGCTGTAATAAGTATGCTGCCGGGGGAGCTGCTAAAGTTAGAAAAGACGTTGCTACCAAGAGCGGCGCAGCAGTAAAGCCTAGAAATATGGGAAGGAGCAGTAAATGACCTTCATTAACTGCAATAACATGTATAAGCAACGTTCTTTTACTGCTGGTGTTATAGGAAATATTGAAGCTGAAATTGATAGATACAGGAGCATTTTAAGTAATCCGGCATCAATTTCTACGCTAGAGGATTACAAGTATCATGTCGGAGTAATTGCCGGTCTTGATATAGCACTTGAACTGTTTAACAGACACATAATAGAGGTAAATAACAATGACTAATTGAGGTTTCTATATTTTGTAACTAGAGGATATTTAAGGCTTCGAAATCTAAATATCCTCATTAATTCACCAACTTAACCTTTAATTAATAGGCAAATCATATGAATGATAGTACCCATTCTGCTTTAAGTAAAGATAGAATCTTTGAGGCAGAAACTCACATCAATTACAAACCGGAAGATTTTAAAACCAAAGGAATTGATCTCCAAAGCTTTAATAAGGAAGCAATGATAGAGAGATTCAAGGAAGTATCGGTTACCGGAATTAATGTATTAATTCTTATTTACAAACCGCCTGTTGAGGAGGTCACAAGAGGAGGAGTTATCATTCCGCAAACCTCTGTAAAAGATGACCTGGAATACAACTCAATGGTCGGCATGGTATTGAAACTTGGCCCGGATAGTTATAAGGGCGATCAGTTTCCAAGCGGCCCTTATGTAAAAGAGGGAGACTGGGTCATATTCCCCCGTGGTTCATCTCTGCAGTCAAAATATGAAGGTGAGCCGATAATTATGGTAGAGGATTTTAAAATCAAACTGCTAGTCGATAATCCATCAAAAGTATCAAGGTAAGAATATGTTTAAAATAGATATTGAAAATACAAGCGACTTAAACGCTGCTATTCCGCCTTTAAAAGAAATAGCCGAAAATAAGGACGAGAAGGTCGAAGATAAAGAAGTACAAGCTCCTGTTAAGGAATCGGAAGAAGTTACGCAAACTCTAGATAGCAATGCCGATAAAAACGATATTCCTGCAGATGCTCCGGAGAAAGAAGAAAAACCGGCTAAAAGCTCTACACCTGAGAAAGATAATAAATACTGGGCTAAACTGCGAAAAGAACGAGCAGAAAAAGCCGCGATGGCCGAACGCTTAGAACAGTTACAGCAAGAAAAATTGCAAATGGAGCAGTTGCTCCATCAAGCTGTAAATGCAGGTTCTACTCATTATAAGAATAATGTTACGAGCGAACTCGAAATGGCACAGGCAAGGCTTCAGTTAGCGCTAGAAAGCGGTGATGCTGCAGGAGTTAGCAGAGCTACAGCGGATATTTCAAAAGCAACCCATGCTTTGAATGAAGCCTCTAAAATAACCGATTTACCTCCAAAAGAATATTCCGAAGAACATCTTAATCAGGTTCGGGCAAGAGAATATGAGGATAGATTATACAGCTGGCTTGAGAGTAACCCAGAAGTAGATAGAAACGCCCCCGAGTATGATGAGAAGCTAGCAAGCCAGGTTCTATCATTTATTACAAAACTAGATCGTAAATATCAGACTACCAATAAAGCACATTTAATCGGTTCCGGTAGTTATTACAGCATGATAGATGAGTATATTGATAATTTAAAGGTGCAGGATACGACTACAACCCCTGCCAAACATTTTGGGGCGGTTCGCAGCCGCGCTCCCATGGAAGGGGTCCCTGATCCAAAAACAAGGGAATTAAGCGATAGAGAGAAAAAGGCAGCGCTTGCCTTTGGTATGTCCTATGAGAGATATCGTGAGCTTCTAGATAAACATAATAAGGAAATGAGGTCAAAAAATGGCAATTAAATATAAACAAGACAAAAATAATGAGTTTAAGTCCGTAGATAGAGATATCAGGGAGCATGATCTTGAAAACAATGATTTTGATCTGATGTTCACTGATTCAACCTGTCCTTTCAAGGCTTTAATCGATGAAATAATGCAACCTGGCGAGGAATATTACTTTGCCTTTAATAGCCCTGAACGTATTAACAGGTTACTGGCAAAGAAGTGGTATATTGTCTCTCCTGATAGGCTTAAAAACAAACGTACTTATAGAGGAGATTTAAGATCGGAAAATG